AGATTGTCAGCCTACAAACAGCTATGGAACAAGGTATTGATTCTGGTGAGCTTGAGAACGCTGTAGACAAATGCTTATTGCAACATTATTTCGTTCCTGATATTAAATCAGGGTATTGTATATACGCAAGAGAGTTAAAAATGCCTAAGGGCGCAGTAGTGGTTGGTAAAATTCATAAAGAAGAGACGTTGAATATACTATCCTCTGGAAAGATTAGTTTAGTCAAAGACGGTATAAAGATTTACTTAGAAGCTCCTCACATTTATGTAAGTGAGCCAGGAATACAAAAAGCAGCTTATATTGAAGAAGATGTAACATGGATAAACATACATATTACAAAACACAATAGTGAAAAGAAGCTTGATAAAATTGAAAAAGAAGTAATTGCAAAAACCTATAGTGAAATAGGATTTGTTGCTTCAGAAGAAGAGTTTAATTTATTATCTGAAAATAAGGTAGAGGAGTAATAGCATGGCATGGGTAGCAACAGCAGTAACAGTAGGTACTAGTTTATATTCAGGGTATCAAGGTAGAAAGGCAGCATCAGCAAATAGGAGTTCACAGGAGCAAATTGCAGCAGATAACTTAGCAAATGCACAACCCTGGAATACTTCTGGTATGTTTGGATCAGCAACATTTGATCCCGAAACTAGAACAGCAAAGACTGAGCTATCTGGTGATATGCAAGCTTTATATGACAGACTTTATGGACGTGCCGATGAATCCGCTGCAGAATCAGCAGCTATGGGTACAGGTGAGGAAGCAGCTGGTAGATATGGCGATATCCGTAGATCACTAAGTCAAGAGTCTCAGTACGCTAGTAATTTAAGAGATGCAAACAGACTAAGAGCGCAAGGTAGAGATGTAACTAGTGGTGGTCATAATCAAGCAGCTACTAACTCTATGTTCCAGAGACGTGCTGAGAATGAAGCGGTTGCAGGTGACTGGGATAGAGCGCAAGCTTACAAAGGTTTGCTTAGAGATAGAGAGATGGCTGATTTAACTCAGACGATGAAAATCGGTGCGTTACCTCAAGACTACCTAAGTTCTGGGCAGGGTATCGGAAGTGGAATGAGTAGTGCTTCACAATATGGAGCAGGATTAATGTCTGATGCAGCTATCGCTTCGTTAGGCGCAAAGTCAAATATGTATTCTGGTGTTGCTACAGCCCTTCAAAACGTAGATTGGAATGGTGACAAAAATAAGCAATTCCCAACTGAAAAACCAGCTTGGTGGTAATAGGAGATTAATATGGCTAAGTCAATGTTTAGTAGTAGTATGTATGATGTTCAGCAAGATGAGATCGATCAAGCAAATGAATCAGCGTATAAAACAGCTCAATTAGGTGGTTATGGAGCTTATTCCCAGTTAATGGGTCAAGCTGGCGCAGGTCTTGGTAGAGGTCTTAGAGGGATGATGGGTGGTCAATCAATTGCTGCAGCTAAGCAAGGTAAGATTGATGAGCTTATGAAGAAGTATCCTAAGCCTGAGACTAGACAAGATTTCATGAATATCGCTGACGAATTTAGGAAAGCTGGTCTGATGCAAGAGTATCAGGTAGCATTTGAAAGAGCTAATTCTATTGAAGCGCCTAAGGAAGTAAAGGCAGTGAAGAGAGAAAGAGTTGAACAAGACGGAGTTTGGTATTGGGCTGATACAGGCAAACCTATACTTGATCAATCATCAATTCCTACTAAACCTGACAAAGACAAAACGCCACAACAACAAGCAGATGCAATAATATTTAAATCTATGATGGCTGAAAATCCTAATGATCCTACTGCAGCTGCAAAAAAGTTCAGCAAACATATGAAAGGAGCAAAAGCCGAGAAACCTACGCATTTAAAAATTGGAGATGATCATTATTGGATTACTGGTCCTCAAGCTGGACAAACTGTAGCTGACAGTTTAAAGATTGATCGAGATGCAAAACCAGGCGCTCTAGTTCCAAAAGGTCAATATGCAGATAGAATGAATGTAGCTAGTTTCGGTGCTGAATGTAATTGGCAAAAAGGTGATTTAGCTTGTTTCGAGAGAACATTTGCAATTGCTTCAACGCTCCAAGACAACGAAGCACTAAAGGCAAATCAAAAGGCTGTAGTTGCATATTCTGTTGCTGCAGGTGAAAGAACAGCTAAGTTACGAGGGCAGCTCAATGAAACATACCAACAAAAAGCTTGGCTTGATAATGGTGTACAAACTGGCTGGGGTTCAGATACTTTCATGGGAATTAAACGAGCGTTAGGCATTGATGTATCTACTCAAGAAGCTTTCTTAGCTTCAACACGTCAGGGTAACCTAGCTGATTTAAGCCTGATGTCAGGTGCTGTGTCAGATAAAGATATTGAGGTTGTTCAGCAAGCTAATACAAGATTAGGAAACTCAATTGAGGGTAACCTAATGATTATCAAAGTCAAACAATTGTATATTAAAAATTACCTAAAGCAAGAAGCTCATATATCAAGATGGCTTAAAAACCATAAGAACGCTTCCTATGTCGAACTTCAGATTGAGCAGGAGGAATGGGCGAATAGAAATCCACTAGGTCTAGCAACTAAAGATGAATTTAAAGAGTTTAGAACTGGTAGATACACAACTATGTCTACTGCAGACTCTAATGCCCAGGCAGTATCAGATGTTAAAAACAAATACACAAGTAGAGCTGCGGAAATGCTAACTGGTCTTGAAGCTACGTATGGAGGTCAATAATGTCACTGTTCAATCTGTTTGGTGAAGACAAAGATGAACCAACTAACAGTCAGATTCACACTGAATATACTAATCGACAATCACAAAGAGATAAGCTAGAGGGTTATCTTATTAAGGCTGATGAAGCTGGTGATGATGAGTCTGTCGGTGAGATTTTAGGCGTATTAGGTGGTGAGCTGAAGCCAGCTTTTAAAGAGCTTGTGTATAACAAAAACTATATGTCTGACCTTGGCTTGTTATATGAAGAAGTCAATGGAAAAAAGTTCAAAGGATCTAAGAAAAAGCTTGTTAAAGATAGTTTTGATTACTGGAATGGTGTTGAACAAAATATCGGATTAGGTATTAAAGAACTAGCCTTAAGTGATTATCACAACATTAGTGAAAAAGGCAAAAAGCGCTTACGCAGAGTTTTTGACACTTACTATGAAACAGATGCATTTGGTGCTGGCTCTCGTGATTTGGACGAGCAGCTATACAACCTAGTTCCTAATAGTGTACTTGACGTATCAAATCTTGTTGGCGTTGGTATTGGAGCTAAGATATTTAAAGCCACAGCTGGTAAGGAGTTAGCAAAGAAAGCGATCTACTCAGCTTTTGGTCTTGCTGCAGGTTCTGGTATAGGTGGTGGCTTAGCTGATGCAGTACAGCAGAATGTAGAAATAGAAACTAGAGGTGAAGAAGCTGGACAAGAGTTTTCTCTTGGTAGGAATTTAGCAGTAGCTGGAGTATCAGCAGCATTGCCAATAGCTGGAAAGAAAGTAGGAGCAGCATTAGGTAAAACTGTTCGTGGAATTACTCATCCAATTCAATCAGGCGGAAGAAATACATCTGCTGGAAAGCAGCAAGCTTTGGCTGGTGAGATTAACAAGGCTGAACAATCTGCTGGTCTTCAGACATCATCGACTGGAGATGCGGAAAGATCAACAGTTTCTGCCGTACATTCGCTACAATCAGCGTGGAAAGCTGCTGATACATCTATCTCTCAAGCGTTTGGAGATGTTCCAAAGAACGCGATACCTTCAAACTCACTAGATCAAGTTATGCTTAAAATGGAGAGAGATCCTTACATGGATGGAATCATTCCTAAAGATCTAACTATACTTGTTAACGAGACAAAAACTACAGCTATGAAAGGTATTGCTGCAGCTATGGGCGGTAAAAGAAACAAGCCTAAAACAGGAACTTATGATGCTTTAAAAGATATGAAGCAAGTATTATTTGCTGCTGGCAAGGCTGACCCTTCAAATCAAAAGCATTACAAAAGATATTACGATAAATTGGTTGACTTAGAAGAAAATGCAGCTGTAGATAAAGAAGTCTTCAAGAAAATGAAGGTTGCATTTCAGCAGTTCCGTGGCATTGGTAGAGGAAAGGGTGATTCGATAGGTAAATTGGTGCTTGACATGGCAACAGCAGAAGCTGACAATGTTTCCATTCCTAAAAAGATGAATGCTTTAGTAAATAGTATGCTTGATGGTAAAGAAAGTGGCTTTGAGCAGTTAGCTGCAGTTAAATTAACTATTGAAAAAGCTCAGAATGCCGCTAAGATGGCAGGAGTTCCTGAAATGAAGGGCGCTTGGGATAAGTTATTAGTGCCAATGCAAAGAGCAGTAGGCGAAAAGCTTATGGAAAACAATAACAAGCTCCTGTTTCGTTTATTGAACACTACAAATGGAATGAGGACTCTTAAAGAGATTTATCCAGATGCTAAGGCGGATTTAGAATCTATACAAAAACTAGCTACAGTTCTAGGTGAAGGTCATAAAGGTAAAGGATCAGGATCTGTAATTGTTAACATGACTGCTGCACGTTTAGCAGGACAAGCAGCTGCAAGTGGTGGCGGTGGAACTGTAACCCAGGCTTTAGCTTCTGTATCTGGTGTTTATGGTGTTCAAATGATGTCTTTGGCTAGATTAACAGAGAATAAAACATTTAGAAAAGCAATGATTAAAGCTTGGAAAAGAGAAGATGGACGAATAGACACTAAAACAATGGCATTTCTTAAAGAGAAATTTGGCTTAAAAGATGAGGAGCTTGGCAGGTTGCAAGATTCACTATGGACTTTATTTATTACAACTCCAATTGCTAAATCTGAAGAAACTAAGAAAATGTTTTCAAACAAACCTCAATAGGAGAAATATTAATGGCTAGAAGTAAAGACGGATCAATGATGACCGAAAAAGAGTTGCGTGAAGTAAACCAAGAACGCTTTTTAAAGTTCAAAGCAGAAGGTACGCTAGGCAATAATGGTCCACTTAATGCAGATGGTAGCACTTCAATGGGTAAAGATCGATGGAGTGAGTTCACTGAACAAAGCCCAGAATCAAAAGAGCCTGAGGTAGAGTCTGAGTTTGAAGAAATCTTAGCTACAGGTGATAAGACTGAAATCTTTGAAGGTGATGAACTTGTATTTGCTGGAAATGAAGCTGGTGAAAAAGACCAAGGTCGTGGTTTAAATGGTAATAGAGATAAAGATGGCAACCTAAAAACTGAAGAAGCGCCTAAAGCTGTTGAAGCACCTGTTGAAGCACCTGTTAAAGCCCCAGTTGAAGCTCCTAAACCTGAGTCTATTGTTGAAGCTGCAGAAGGAATGCTAACTAACAAAGAGCCTACAGAAGGTACTGCAAACGTAGAAATGCTTGAAGCAATTACTGAAGCTGGACTTTCTAAAGAAGAGTCTACTCAACTTCTTGATAGGCTTAAAGGAATCTGTGGCTAATATGGGAATGCTTACACCTGAGCAGCTATATGCTGCTATACGCAGTGCTGAAACAGATATGCTTGATACAAAGAAGTGGGGTAAAAATAGATGGCGTAGAACATCTAGCGCACCTGCTGCTGGATCAACGGCTTACGGTCCAGTTCAATTAACAGGTAGAAGGTTATCAGGTCAAAAGTTTAAAGATCCAGGTTTGCAAAACTATGCCGATCGTTTTATGACTCAATCCGAGTTATTCAACATTCATGGTACAGAAAAAGACATGGAAGGATATGATCCTAGATTCGACTATTCAGCCATTGATAATCCTGAAGCTGGCGTTGGTATGCTTACCTCTGAAAAAGACAAGGAAGACTACGTTAGACTCACACAGAAAATGATGGACAACACTTATAAACGTCAGGATGGAGATCTAACTGACTTTGTTAAGGATTGGAGACATGGTAGAAATTACAAAGGCAAAATAGATGAGGGTTACTTGGATAAAGTAAGATCTTATCTTGCTAGACAATAGGCTTTTGTAGTTCGCCTAACATCTTAACATCCATTTCAGCATTCAAAGCGAATAGCTTAATCATTGCGCTGCGACTTAAACCGTAGCGTTTTGCTTTTTCATCTACTTGGATTAGGTCTTTCTCTGAGATCTTAATGTTTATTTGAAGCGTTTTCATATTGTTGGTGGTAGTTTTAATACACGTATTATATACTTATAACACCATCTAGTACCATTTAGCACCATCTGGGATGTATAATGATTTCTAACAGAAGAAGCTCTCCTCAAAAAGTTTCCTGTTGAAGTTGTATCCTTTTCCCCAGTCCTGTATCCCCTTGGCTGGGGTTTTTTTTGCCTAAGCTATACTCAAACCACTTACTAAAAATCCAGCATTCTCTTTTGTATGTAGACCTGCAACAATGTAATGCTTACTTAGATCTTCGGTCTCACGCTTTAAGCATCTATCTAGGTAGTGACTGTATGCATCTTCATAGTTTGCACCACCTCTGTTAGCGCGTTCTGCGTAGTCTTCTGATAGCTTCTCACAAAGCTGTTGTTTCGATAATTCCATAATTTAACCTCAAGTTTTAGTTGAAAAAAAAGGGCAACTTAATGCCCTAGTTAACTCCCCCAGATACTAATCTATTCTTGCATTTTTAAGAATTCACATTCTATGCGTGGTACATCTGACCAATACTTCCTTGCCCGTATCATGACAATTTGGCGGTCATCCGCATAATATACCCCATTTAACGAGTCTAGTATAGCTTTACAGTAGTTATCTATGTCTGCGTTGTTGTCGCAAAACTGACCTTGCTTCAGCTTTTTCTTTTTCTTGGACCATGACTTAGGTATTTGTACAAAGAAGTCTAGCTTCGCGTAAACATTTTCTTTATAAGGTTCAAAACGTACATCGTTTAGTGCCATATCCATGTCAGCTTTAAACTGAGTGTACTTCTTCGGATAGAATGTAGCCCAACGGGTAACTCTTGGTCTTGCTGCAGGTACTGGTGTTACATAAAACGTGTTACGCATGGGTGTCATCCTCTCCTAGATCTAATTCATTGTTCAGATACATTAAATCTTGCAGCGCAAGTTCCAATTGTGTTCGTATCCACTCTTCTCTATCCGTCTTTGGGTATTCAATCATGTCTTGTATGTCATCTAAAAATCCAACAATACATTCTAACTTTTCCCTACATAACTCATCATCGTGGTAAAGCATTTTAACTCCTTTTTTGTATACACTTATCATACACTACCATGCCATAGCCAAAGGCTTGTTGTCAGGGTTGTATCTTAAAGAAACAGTATCATCATCAGTCCATTGTAAAGAGTCTGGTTCATACCAAAAACCCCAAGTGCCTAACCAATCACCATTACGTTGTTTAACAATTCGCATCCAAGCATCAGGTTCATCCCAAGCTGTAGGCTCATTATTCTGTTTATCTCTTTGCTTCTGCTCATTTAAGTGGATGATTATAATATTAAATGCTAGGTTAGAGATGGCTGAACTACCTGCAATATCAAATTTGTCAGGGAAGTAATTCTTAACGCCCACTGGCGCTTTTCTACAGTGAGTAACAAGGTGAATATGCACGTTGTGTTGCTTAGCTTTAGTTGTCAGCGCTCCAATGAACTTCTTTTGGCTCTCGTTATCGTCTTGGTTAACACCACACATCATTAATGAATCAATCATTATGTGCTTAACGCTTTTCTGTTCTGCAGCCCAATCAATCATAGCGTAAATATCTACCTCTGCAACTGTATCTGTAGCATCGTATATCCAAAGCCTAAGGTCAGTCTCTCTCTTAAACCTTTCATAGAACTCAGCGTGTGGCTTCGCGCCACCGTAAGCTTGTCTACACATACGAGCAACTGTTATCTCACCTTTCATTTCCATTGAAGCGATCAATACAGATGTTGTCTTGGTTAGCCACATTGCCACTTGACCCATGACTTGAGACTTACCGTTACCATTAATGCCTGACCAGATCGTTACTTCACCCTCTCTGAATCTAAATTTATCGTGTGTTCGTTCCCAAGGCATCTTGTCACCTGTGTGACTAATGCCATGATCTAATAGTATCTTAGCTTTCTCTAAGAAGTCCGAAGCAGGTTTAATTAACTGTCTCTGCTTCTGTGCCTGATAGTTCTTGAATTCCTCTAGTTTAATGTTGTTCATTCTACTCACTTTTCCCCAAATAATAATTATCCATGATATGTTATGATTCCTTATAACAACCCATTTGCATTCCCACTATTGCCATTTAACACCACCGTAAAATCCTTTTTGATCTATGGATTGACCGTTAGGTAGTTCATCGTTCCAACGTTCGCCATTTAGATAAGTCGTAGGATTAGGTATGTATCTCTTTTCAGTTTCAACAAAACGAACCTTACAATCTTTAGTAGCTGAGTCAGCGTTAATCTTGCTGAGTTTATTGAACGAAACTAAAGCACGCTTACGGTCAGTCTTCTTTGGATAGTTATTCCAAAACGTATCGAACGCTGCATTATCCTTTTCCTTATCTTTATCATTATCATTTACATTGTTAGCAAGCCCCTTGGCAACCCCCTTACTAACCCCCTTGCTAAGGGTGTCTTCATAGACTAGCTTTTGCTTAGAGCAGTAGCCATCAATAGATGAACGAAGAGAGTGTTTGATTGACAGCCAAAGCATTGATAACATCCTATCTTCAAACTTAACATCGTCAATGTGCTGCTCATAAAACATCACACTAAAGATAGCATTGTTGAATTCATAGAATTGCTTTTGATCTAACTCCTTTGATACTTCGTAGAAGCTTGCATAATATTTCATTACCTTTTTATGCATTGCCAACCGCCCTGCCAATTAGCCAATCACACTTAATATCTATGTTAGTGGTTAAACACACGTTCATAATAGATAGTATGTGCTTGTTAAGGTCTATATCAGTCGATTCTAGGAGCTTTTCTAGGTTCAGCAAGCCAAACTGTTGATTAGCAATCATTTGCCTGTATATCCCCTTGTGTAAATCGAACCTAAAGTCGGTAATTGCCAAGCCTTTGATTAAGATATTCCTCATGTCACCATCTAACAAAGTAGCGCCAATAACATCTTGCTCATTCCATTGTTGGTTTTCGCTTTCACGTTGTTGCATTTTTTATCCCCTGTAAAAAAGGGTGGTCTTAGCCACCCAAATGTATATTAAATAGTCATCATCATTAGCCTGAACATCGGATCGTTTATAGGCTTGCTTGCATATATCCTATCCCGTGCCATCTTCTCAATGTTTGATGCAGTGTCAACTGACACAAAAATCCTAGCAGGGTCTGAATACTTGGTTAATCTGTATGAAGCTTGCTTTCTATTCATTCCCATTTTCTTCATTAGCTCAGGAACTGTCATAATAGTTCCATCATCTAACTTGTAATTCTTGTATGTTGTTGGCACTAGAAAGGAATACTATCTTCAAAGCCATCATTAGATTCTGCAGAAGGTGTAGTAGCAGGTGCTGCTTCCTTAGGTTGAACCGAAAATGATAGGGCAGGTGCTTTAGGGTTAGCATCAGCTTTACGTTTCCAAGCTGATACCCAAAACTCTTTGCCTTCAACGTTAATAGAACCTGTGAAGTCTGGATGATTAGGCGTTGTCTGTTTGTCGTTTTTCCAAATAGAACCGCGGTTAGTGTTGTCGTAGTCTGACATATTATTACTCCTGTTATTATAAAATTAAGTGTCACATTTACGTTGTGACGAACGTACTGTTCGTTAACTTGAGGACGGAGTAGGAAAAGGGAATGATAACCCTAGAACTCCACCCACTAGCCGTAGGTAGTAAACCTCTCTAGTTCTTACATTCCATCTTTGTCGCTTGGCTCAAATAGCTGTGAATAGTAATCACAAACTTGAACAAAGCCCTCATTTTTAGCAACATCATAAATATCAGATGCTGTGTCATAATCACCTTCTTTCTTGGCTTTGTCTAAGAGCTTCTTAGCGTTATTAATACGTTTGTTATGCAGTTGAGTAGCTGTTAATGGCTTCTCTTTACCTGCAGCAACATTGCCATCATCGTCTATGGCTTCCAGTCCAAACATACTAATCAAGCTGTAGCGACGGGCGTACGTTATAGCGCCACCGAATTTTTGCATATCAGCACTAGGAATGACTAAGTGCGTGTGAGATATAATCTTCTCTTCAGGATTGGAAACATTCACAATCTCTGTTGTTAGTACGTCTACACCATCATGTCTATTGGCATATTGTACATAGATTAAATTACACTCTACTAGAGCAGGTGCTAGTGAATCCATTACACCGTTAAGGTCTGCATAAGATGACTTAAAAAATGGGTTCTTAGCTGTCTTCTTAACAGCGCCAACCATTGCTCTCACCATTGACAGGCGTTCATAAATATTCAATGTTTTTGCTTCCATTATTTGTCTCCCTTAAGAATTCGATCAAAGTCATCCTTTAGATCATCCATGATTTTTAACAACCTATCTTTTTCTCTCATTAGGTCTAAACATACCTTCCTACTAGCGGCAAGGTCTAAACTCATATTATCAACTAGCGCGTGTATTTCGTCTGCGTTTATCTTCTCAGTTGCGTGCTTCATTATTTTCTCCAAAAGAAAAGCCAATGTCTAGGCTTGTTATTAGTTATTAGCTCGTGTAACGCTTCATGTCTAGGTAAATCGTGTAACTTTGCATAATCCTTAACTAACTCATGATCTTCAACGAAAGCCGAGACTGATGTTGTTTCACGCTTAATAAAGTTTCTAGATTTAACCCTAGGCTGTAATGACATATTTGCATAGTGTTTCTTTGGCTTTACATAAAGGTTATTAACAGCCCTATGAACAGCACTTCTACTTATTCCAGTCTTAACTGAAATTTGCTGATAAGTCCATCCCTCTGTATAAAGTTGCTTACACGTATGTTTTTCAGTCTTGCTTATTTTTCTACCAATTGGCATTTTTACTCTCCTCATTATTATTAAAATTAATCATCATCTTCTTGCACTCCACAATGCTCTTTACAGTCTGAGCATAAGTCTGTGTATAGTATTGAAGCGCCACAGCAGTCTGAAACATCCTCTGTGTATACTTCTTCATCCATGTCTTCAATGTCTCGCATTTATCTACCCCTTTAAACTGTTAATAAAATCTTCTATCTGAGCAATTGGGTTACCAAAAGCATCATCGAAATCCCTAGCGTATTCATCAGTCTTAAGATACTCAGCATAGCTTGAATGGTCAGGTTCTTTGTTTTCAGGTACTAAAGCACCCACCTCCATTAACTCTATAACTACATCACCAATTCTAGAAATCACACACCTCCTATTGAATAAACCAAAAACGCCACTGCTAGTATCACTAGACCGAAATACATCTCAAACATCTTGTATACCCTCCCAATTAACTTTGCGAGTACGCTTATCAACTATCTTATAGACAGGGTTATCTTTGCCTGTAATGAATTTTGCCATCGAAGCTACGTGCTTCATGCTCGGACACCTTTGTAACTTCACATCAAAGAATTTCAAGGCAGATGTTAACCCAGAGAAGTCAAATTTTTGATCGTCTAGCTGTATGATTTTCTCAACTTGTGCGTAGTTATCTTTAACTTTTAGAGTCATAGCTTACAACCCCATGCATCCAATAGATAATCGTTATAGACCTCTAGAAAATTATAAATAATTTCATGCCCATCATAGTCTGTGTAACTGTAGCCCTGTACAAGGTCGCGAAGTTCTGATTTTTTGCTTGCGATAAATTCGATATCATTCCACTCGCATACAACTGTATCTGTATCTTGCGGTAGCAGGTGTTCAAACTCACGTTCAATACAACCCGTGTCATCGAACATTTCACCCTTAGCATCTTCGTAATTTGACTCGTACCTTGTTTGAAACGCATCGCTCTCAGCGAAATTCTCTGATTCTTTCATGTTGTTTATCCTTTTTTGTTTTAGTTAACTCATGATACACTAAGTGTAGTCAAAGTGTAGTGTATGGATTAAATTAATCTATAATTAACCAACCTAGCCCATCTTTCTTTAAGTCGATACGGTTGCATTCTTGCTGATAAAGTAAGTACGTAGCCATCTTTTTATTTTCATCTGCAAGCATATCTCGCTCTTCTCGAAGTCCATCTAATTCAATATTTTCATCTCTCAAGGTTGCATTTGCACACTGTTCATCGTCCAAGTCTTTATCTAGTCGATCGATTAGCTTACGCATTCCGCTTAACTTAACGTCTAATGCTTCGTAAATTTCAGATAAGTCCATTATTAATCCTCAAAGTTAACAGACAATAAGCGCTCACGTCTATCAGTTTCTGAAGTGGTTGCTTTAATCAAACCATCAGACATCAAGGTAACTATTGAGCGTTTCACCGTTGATAGGGCTACATCATCTCTAAAGTAAGGGTGAGCTAATATACCCTGAATGGTAACACCGTCATGGTGAGCGATTAATGTCAATATCGCAAAGTTTGTTTCACTTAAAGGCTTGCCATTTTTAGTTACGATAGAATCCCTAACACTTCTATTTATACAAAGTTTCTGCCAAGCTTTTTTCATTTCATATGAGTTCATTTTATTTTTCCTTATTATTATTGTTTTAGTTGTTAACCGATTGCGTTACTCGATTGGGGTCATTATACATAGGTTTAAATGGATTGCAACCCCCTATTTATCAAATAGTTTAAAATAAGCCCTAAGTCATTGATAGTTATAGAGAAAATAATTTTTAAATAAATATGATTAACCCGTTAAAGCGATTAGGCTATTAAGCCTTAAGCAGTGGGGCTTGTGAAGCACACTATATATATACATTTCAAAAATGTAATTTAAAATTAATTCTATTTTTTTAATATACATAAAAAGCAGCACTCAAAACATATATTTATTTTATTTGATAAATACTTTCAAAGGTTCTTTTTTATCTATATAATAGCACCAACTAAAACAAAAAAGGATAAGCAACAAATGAGAAAATTAAGCAAAAAACAAAAAGCCCTAATTACTGATAATGTAATTATTAATCATGCACGGGATAAACGAGCGTTTTTTATAGTAGCTGATACACTACAAAATTATGATGCTATTAATAACGTAAACATTTACGAAAATTTAGATGCTGATATTGAGCGTTTTTATAATGATCAAATGGTTAAGGCGGTTCTAAATGCTAATTAATAATCTAATTGCACCACGTAAAAGAATGACTGATAGTAATATCAAAGTTAAGGCGTATCTGTTTAGCATGCCACCGAAAAAAAGCTGTTTAAATCATATGAGCTGTTTTGTGTCATGTTATGCAAATAAATCTTATATACAATATCCGAACGTGCAAAACCTTTGGGATGATAATTTTCATCTTGCACAAAATGATCTTGATCAATTATATTTTGACTTAAAAAGCCAATGTATAACGATATCAAAACAGACAAAACACAAACGCGTTATTAGAATACATCAATCAGGGGATTTTATAAGCCCTGAATATGTTTACCTATGGCTTAAGCTTGCTAATGAGTTTGATAATATTTTATTCTATGGGTATACAAAAGTTTTAAATGAAACGCCCGCCCTTTTTGGTGCAATTACAGAACTAAACACGCTTAAAAATGTAAACATTATCAGTAGTTTAATAGGTAACACGCAAAAGAAAAACTACGGATCAAAACAATACGCGTTGCGAGTTGCAAAAGAAACGGGCGCGAAACTTTGCCCCGTAAATGCTGATAATGATAATCAGAATATACATTGTGGATTGTCTAGGGATGCACGATATAACAAAACAAACGCGACTTATTGTGATCATTGCATGATTAATAATAAAGTTGTATTTATTCAGCATTAAGGGGCTAACTAATGACTAATGAACAGTTTAAAAAATGCACTGATAATTATATATATATGCTGGTGCATGATGCATCCTTTAATGAGAAACGCCAGCGCCAGCAATTGGCAATTATTACAGGCTTAACAGGCGCAAGCCTTGACAATCTTTACAAGTCCATAGGCGAAGCAATACACCGCCCAGAACGAACAAACAGCACCAGAATTTAAGCAATAAAAAAGCCCCTTAATTGGGGCTTAGTGTTAACGATCGTTTTAAGTGTTAGTTATTTTTATATCTGATCTACTGTTAAGGGTTCGATATCTACCGCCCATTTAGTATTAAAATGATCCTGATCATCTACCTTTAGAGAGTTAAAGAAATCTTCTGTAAATTCAAAAGCTTTTGCATCCGTAGAAAATAATTTAACCATAGTATATTTTTCAACCTTGTTTGTTAGTTTCACTGTATGTATTGTTTTAGTAGTCATTAGATGTACCCCAATTCTTTCAGTTCGTTCAAATGCGCCTTGTATTGGATCTTGATATCATCAAGGGTATCAGCGTATAACTCAAACTCTATTGAGTCCATAGCTTTTTCCGCCTTGTCTAATTGCTTGAGTCTATAGTTGCCGTTCAATGTTTCAATTATTGCGTATTGTAGTTTCATAGTATTTATTCCTTTTGTTTTAGTTAACACGCTAAGCAAGTGCTGAAGCGTTAAGGAATATTATACACGTGGTTAATAAGTAACTATATCTATATCAATATAATTATAGTCAATAGATAATAGTTTAATACTCAATAGATATTATTGGGCATGGGTTGCTAATCCTGCCCACTTTTATGCACAATTACACTGTATTTAAGCTATAAAGTACCACTTCTAAGCTATTAAAGCATTAATCAGGCTATAAAGTACCACTTGAATATAGACACACTATGAATGTGTGTAGGGGGAGGCTCATTGCTTGCAATAAATATATAAATTTACTACCCAAAGCACAAGAAACGTAATTCCGAAAAAGAAGCTTAAAGCTAGAAGAGGCTATCTGCAGTAACTCTGTTGTATCTGTATAGATGTATATGCCTGTACTTGCTGGCTAAGAGTTATGTAAGATTTTAGCTGATGAATTCAATACCGTCAAGTGATAATATACTGTTATTGGTAGCTTATATGGCTGTAGACCTGTGTATACTATTGGTTACTTTAACCTTCATAGATGGAGATAATTAAATGACTGTAAAAAGAGTTGGTAATCCTGCATTAACCAAGGGTGTTGTACTAAACCCTAAAGGCAGACCCAAGGGATCATTAGGTAAGAATACTTTGTTAGCTCGTGAGATGATGGGCAAACAAGGACCAGCCGTTGTTCAGAAAGTTATTGATATGGCAATGGAAGGTGATGTACATTGTCTTAAGATGTGTATTGATAGAATCCTGCCTGTACATAAAGCTGTTGATCCTAATCGTACTAAGACTGATACACAGATTGTTATTAATGTTGGTGCTTCTGAATCCCTTAAAGAAAAGATTGTAAAAACTGATCCTGCTACTCTTATAGAACCTGAGTTTGCAAATGAGGATGCTGTGATTATTGAAGTTAGTGAGGTTGTTAAATGAAGATGGAAATAACTTTCACAATAGATGAGTTACTAGAGTTTTACTTTAAGAATAAAGGTGATGATATAACTGATACTTATGACTTTGATGTTAAGTCTGTTAATAACTTCAATTCAAACGAAACTTGGAAATGTGGCGGTAGAGCTGAAGTTGTTGTTGGTATAAAGAAGGTTATCGATGCCTGAACTTAATGTTGATTTACATCCTGCTCAATTAGAAATTTTCCACTCTGAAAAGAGATTTAAGGTTGTTGCTGCTGGACGTAGATTTGGTAAGTCTCGACTTGCTGCTTGGATCTTGTTAATTAAAGCTCTTCAGTCTGATTCAAAGGATGTGTTTTATATCGGTCCTACGTTTCAACAAGCTAAAGATATTATGTGGGCGATGCTGAAGGAACTGGGTGAAGATCTGATTGTTGCTGCTCATGAGAATACTGCTGTATTAACTCTTGTAAATGGGCGGAAGATCTATTTGAAAGGATCTGATAGACCTGATACCTTACGTGGTGTTGGTCTTGCTTATGTTGTACTAGATGAGTACGCTTCTATGAAACCAAACGTGTGGGAACAGATTATTCGTCCTACTCTTGCGGACGTACGTGGTGGTGCTTTGTTCATTGGTACTCCAGCAGGTAAAAACCACTTCTATGATATTTATACAGACTCGATGGAGCTAGATGACTGGGATTCGTTTCAATTTAACTCGACTGATAATCCGTTTATTCCAGATGATGAAATCGAAGCAGCAAGAACCTCAATGTCATCTTTGAGACGTTCACAGGTGGTGTATTCAAAGAAGAGTGGTTTAAGACCGAAGAAGAGCCTGAAGAAGGATCGTATGTAATTGCTATTGATCCTGCTGGATTTGAAGCCATTGAAAAAGAACGAAATTTAAAACGGAGTAGGCTTGATGAAACCGCTATTGCCATTGTTAAAATTGATCGAGATAAGTGGTGGGTTAAAGATATACTTCATGGTCGTTGGAATATTAAAGAAACTGCCAAGAAAATCCTAAAATCAGCATTAATAGTTGAATCTTCGACTGTTGGTATTGAGACTGGTTCATTAAGAAACGCTATACTGCCATATCTTGAAGATGAGATGCGAACTTGCGGTCAATATGTGTCAATTATCGAAATGAGACACGGTGGTAAGAAGAAAATAGACAGGATTGTGTGGTCGCTACAAGGAAGAATGGAATATGGACAGATTACGTTCAATGAAGATAGAGATTGGAGACCCTTTGTGTCACAACTCGTTGATTTTCCTAATAAATTGTCGCATGATGATATGTTAGATGCTCTTGCTTACATTGATCAGGTTTCTGTAGCTGACTTTGCACATACAATAGAATTGGATGATGACTGGCAACCCGAAGACGAGGTTGCTGGCTACTAAGAGTAGAGGGGAACTCGGAAACTCCCACTGATGAAGCAGCCTTAAATTAAATATCCAAATACTACGGGTGTTAATGAAAGATAACTACTGCGAAGACCGAACTAACTACTTGATTATTAATAACAAACCGCTAATTTACCTAAAAAGGTCAATGATGTTGTTATAATATGATATATTACGACTAAATTTCTATGGAAATCAATCACTTATGTTCGATGATAAAGAAACTCAATATCAAGCACTAGCCTCTTGGCTAAGTTACAGGTTAGAAGGTTGGCGCACTCACCGTGATATTAATTATGTCGATAAGTGGGATGAATACTACCGTCTTTGGCGTGGTATCTGGCAACAGTCTGATAGAATGCGTGGTTCTGAGAAGTCTCGAATCATTTCTCCTGCGTTACAACAAGCAGTTGAGGCATCAGTTGCTGAATTAGAAGAAGCTACATTCGGTAGAGGTAAATGGTTTGACTTACAAGACGATTACCTAGACCAAGACAAGTCAGATGCTGACTATATCCGTAATTTACTACAAGAAGATCTTGAAAAGACAGGTGTTAAAGATGCAATCTGTGAAGTTTTCTTGAATGCTGCTATATATGGTACTGGCATTGGTAAGATTGTAGTTGAACAAAACATAGAGCGTGTTCCTCAGGAAGTTCCTGTTGAAGGCACTATGACTACTACTCGTTCATTACTTGAAGTTCCAGTAATAGATGTAAAAATCGAACCTATTTCTCCAAAGGAGTTCTTAATTGACCCAGCTGCAAACTCTATCAAGGAAGCTTTGGGTGTCGCGCATGAAGTCATTAAGCCAAGGTATCATGTTTTGGATGGTATTAAGTCTGGCATCTATCGTGATGTTCCCTTGGATGGTGATTATGATACTATTCGCTTTGGTTTCGACCCTGAAACTAAGTTGGCAGATGAGTCGGACTCGGTTAAGATTACTGAATACTGGGGTCTTGTACCGAAACGCTTTCTTAAAGCATCCAAAGATGATGATGATTTTGAATATTCTAAGAAAGATGAGCTTGTCGAAGCTGTAGTTACACTAGTAAACGATCAATACATCCTAAGAGCTGAAGAAAATGCCTTTATGATGGAAGATAGACCTTTTATTAGCTACCAGCATGACATTGTTCCAAATAAATTCTGGGGTAGAGGCGTTTGTGAGAAGGGTTACAACCCTCAGAAAGCACTAGACACTGAAATGAGAGCTAGAATTGACTCTCTTGCCCTAACTACCACACCTATGATGGCAGCTGATGCTACCAAACTACCTCGTGGTATAAAGTTTGAGGTTAGACCTGGTAAGACTATACTAACGAATGGTGACCCAAGACAAGCTTTAATGCCTCTGACTTTGGGAACTACAGACCAACAAACCTATAACCAGGTTGCCTCACTTCAAAACATGATTCAAATGGGTACTGGCTCATCAGACATGGGTTCAGCTGAAAGAGCTACCTCTGCTGGTATGTCAATGACCCAATCTGCTGCAATCAAACGTCAAAAACGTACATTAATGAACTTCCAGAACACTTTCTTGATCCCTATGATCAATAAATCTATGTGGCGTAAGATTCAGTTTGATGTAGATCGTTATCCTGTGTCAGATTACAAGTTTGTTCCATACTCAACTATGGGAATCATGGCTAAAGAGCTTGAATCAACGCAAATGGTTCAAATGTTACAAGCTATTCCTAAAGATTCACCTGCTTTCAACGTTATTCTATTGTCAATGGTGCAGAATTCATCAATGCACAACAGAGATGCTATTGTTAAGGCTCTTATGGAAGGCAATCAACCTAATCCTGAGCAACAACAGATTCAACAGCAAGGTATGCAGTTACAGATGCAACAAGCTCAAGCTGATATTCAGAAGACTATGGCTGAAGCTGAAGAAGAAAAAGCTAAAGCAATCAAATGGCACGCTGAAGCAGCGAATTTACAGCCAAATGAGATCGATATTCAAGAGAAAGTGCTTAAATTACAGAAAGATGCTATTGGTTTACAGAAAACTCAAGCAGATATTGACAGTAAGAACATGGATACTGATAGAACTTACCCAGAAGTAGACCATTTACGCTCAGAAACAGCCTTAAACATGGCAAATGCGCGCAAAATCAGTCAAGAAACTGCAATTAATCAGTTTATTCAATGAAATCAGACGATCAATTTATAAAAGATAGAATAGATTTATTCTCAACCGAAGGTTGGTTAGATCTTATGGCAGAATTAGAACTTATTGAAGACAGCACTCGAGATATCGAGAATGTTGACAGTGAAGAATCTCTTTGGGATGCCAAAGGGCAGTTAAAGGTACTAGGTTATTTGCTTAGCTTAGAATCCGCAACGCAAATAGCCGTGGAACAATCGAGTCAAATCGACACCACACATTAAGTAACTTCATAACCCTTCGGGGCGGAGACCAAGTATGAGTATAGTAGTAGATGAAACACCACAAGCGGTAGAACAGGTAACAGAAACGATGGAAGTTATAGATATTCATGAGCAGGTAGTCTCTGAAGACGTGCCTACCCAATCTGAATATACACCTCCTGAGAAGTATGCTGGGAAAACTTTAGAGGATGTTATCGCCATGCACCAGAATGTTGAAAAAGCATTCGGTAAGCAAGGTCAAGAGGTTGGAGAACAGAGGCAAATGATACAGTCACTGATGGACTCTCAATCTCAGGCAAATCCAACTACTGAAACAATGGAAGAGACTGTTAATTTCGAGGAAAATTTCTACGATGACCCTGCTAAGGCAGTAAATTCAGCGATAGAGAATCACCCTGAAATTATCAAAGCTCGAGAAGGCAACGTTAAGTCAGCTCAACAGGCTAATTTAACACAGTTAGAAGTTGCACATCCTGATTTTATGGATGTTGTAGGTGATGCTGGCTTTCAAGAGTGGGTAGGAAAGAGTGCTATACGCACTGAGCTATTCCGCAGAGCTGATGCAACCTATGATTTTGATTCTGCAAATGAATTATTGGGAACTTGGAAACAAATCTCAATGATTGGTAAGACTAAAGAAGCAAATGAAGTAGAAGCTGAGAAGCGAAGTAAGGCAATGCGACAAACTAGTTCAGAAACTCGTTCTTCAGGAGATTCTGTTGGTGGTAAAAAGATGTATCGTAGAAGTGATTTGATCACTCTACAAAGAACTGACCCAAACAGGTATGAGGCACTCGGTGACGAGATTATGGCAGCATACGCTGAGGGCAGGGTTAAATAATAATACTCAATAACAGGAGAAATTGATATGGCATTAGGCTCAAATCAAGTAACAACAGCGGTAGCTGGTAATTTCATCCCTGAACTATGGTCGGATGAAGTTATTGGTGCATATAAAGCAAACTTAGTATTAGCTAATCTAGTAACTAAGCTATCTCACAAAGGTAAGAAAGGTGATACTATTCACATTCCTAAGCCTTCTCGTGGCACAGCTTCTGCTAAAGCAGCTAATACACAAGTAACATTAAGCGCTTCTACAAACACTGTAGTAGACATTTCAATCAACAAACACTACGAATACTCGAAGTTAATCGAAGACATCGCTGATGTTCAAGCTTTAGCTTCTATGCGTAAGTTTTACACTGAAGATGCTGGTTATGCACTAGCTACTCAGGTTGATGATGACTTGTTTACTGCTGCACAAGCGCTAAACGGTGGTACTTTAGTATCAGGTTCAACTGGTGCTGCTGGTACAGCTGCTGCAATCACTGATGCAGGTATCCGTAAGATGATTCTTACTTTGGATAACAACGATGTTCCTATGGACGGTCGTTCTTTAATCCTACCTCCAGTTGCTGCTTCAACTTTACTAGGTCTAGAGCGTTTCACTGAGCAAGCTTTCATTGGCTCTGGTGATGCAATCAAGACTGGTAAGATCGGTAACATCTATGGTATGGAAGTTTTCGTATCATCTAACTGTCCTGTATCTGGTTCAAACAGAGTAGGCGTTATGCTTCACAAAGATGCTTTAATCTTAGCTGAGCAAGTTGGCTTGCGTACTCAAACTCAGTACAAGCAAGAATACTTAGGTGATTTATTCACTGCTGACACTATCTACGGTGTAGGTGAGTTACGTGACGATGCTGGTGTATCGTTCGCAGTACCTGCTTAATCTATAGTTAGTTAAGCGTAGCCCTTGTCTAGATGAGAGGGCTATTCTGAATTAATTATGGATTAAATATGCCACTTTTCTCATACACGTGTAAAAACAACCATAGTGCTGATAGTGTGGTATCCTATAACAATCGCGAAGAACCTCAAGTCTGCTCTGACTGCGGAGAACCTTCTTACTTTAAGCAGACGTTTTCTAGTACATTCCAATATGGTAAAGACTACAGCTCATACGCAGCCGATAGTCATAGATGGAATTTACGTGAAAACCATAGACTAGGAAAGGGTTAGAATGGCAATTGATAGAGGACAAGGCATAGCGATATCTAAGGAGTTAGCAGACTCTTTTGATATTCAAGGTTTAATCGATGAAGTTAAGATTGCACAAAAGGCAGCAGACGTAGCTCTTGCCAACCTAGATGATGCAGAAGTTTTCGCAAAATTATCAGTTAAAAGTTCAGAGTCAAGTGAAGTTAGTAACATTGCTTCAGAAAAAAGCGCTGAACTCTCCGTAGCTTCAGCAGAAATTGCTGTTATCAATGCTAGACAAGCAACACTAGATGCAACAAGTGCGTTAAATTCCGCTATAGCCTCTGAGACGAGCAACAAAGCCTCTGGAGGACATTCAGCAGATGCATCCAAGTCAGCGTTAGCTTCGGCAACAAGCGCAGCTGCAGCAGCAAATACATACGATGCTTTCGATGATAGATATTTAGGTTCTAAAGACGTAGCTCCTACATCTGACAATGATGGTGATCCTATTATTGCTGGAATGATCTATTTCGACAAAACAGAAAAAGCAATGATGGTTTGGGATGGGTCTGAATGGATTGTCTCATCATCGGCTACTAAGTCAGCACTCCATATCTACGAATTCAGTATTAAGAATAATTACGAAGGTACTGAAAACCTATCCATTACAGGTACAGATGATAATGGCATGGAACTTTCTCTAACTCCAGGGTCTGAAATGGTCACTCTAAACGGAGTTGTTTTAGCAAGTGGTTCAGACTATAGACCAGAAATTAGGAATGTCACAGTATTTGGTGGAGTTAGTATTGGTGATGAGATTAAAATCTATTCATTTAGATCTTTCGAATTAGCAGATCATTACTCAAAGCTTGACTCAGATGGCAGGTTTCTTAATGTAGATGAAGTTGGAGTGGCATTTGTAGCTCCAGATGGCGATGGCTCTCAACTACACACTATAACAGTTAGACCAGACTATATAACTCAAGCTCATTTAAAAGAAGATGATGAATTAGCTATAAAGTTAAAGGGTATTGCTAGAAATGCAAATGAATATAAGCACCCCTCTTATCATGCTGTTTCAATGATCTTACTAGATCTTACAGATAGCGAAGTAACACTTCAAGATTTATTGGATGATAAGCCGAGTTCAATTGAGCATTATACGAAACAAGATAAAATCCCTGGAAAGTCTCTATCTACATACGACCTAACTGCCATTCTTTGGAGAAAATTGAATGGAATAGAAAGTGATAGTAATAATTACACGCATCCAGACTTTCATGCAATTAGTGAAGTATCTGGACTATCTGAAGCCTTGCTTGAGAAAATTGACAAGGTTGTTGGTAAGGGGTTATCTACTAACGATTTAACAGACCTTTTAAAAGATAAGTTAGATGGTGTTGAACAATCTTCTAATAACTACATTCACCCGTCTAAACATGATCTTGAGGAAATATCTGGATTATCAGAGTTCCTTACATCTATAGAAACAACAGCTGAGTCAGCTAATACAGCAGTTATTGCTATTTCAGCAGGAGCTTTAGATGGGTTAGACACTTTAGCATCTGTTGCTAGAGCTGTGAATAATGATGCTGATTTCTATGCAACGGTAAGTGAGTCTTTAGCTAAAAAAGTAGATGTAGTTGTTGGTAAAAGCCTTTCATCAAGTGACTTTACAGTTGCAGAAAAATCTAAGTTAAGTCTTTTAGAAAATTACACTCACCCGACAAGTCTTGGTAGCGTTCACATTCCACAAGGCGGTGTTAAAGATCAATTCCTAAAGTGGAAGTCTGATGGTGTGGCTGAATGGGCTTATGATAGATTTAACGCTCTTTTCGCAGGAAAAGGAATCTCTATTAGTGCTGACGGAGAAGTATCTGTTACCAATGAAGCCTTAACAACTACTAAAGTTGTTTCTAGTGAAGCTGAGCAGTTAGCTTTATCTATAGAAGAAGGCGATATCGTAGTAAGATCAGATGAAAAACAAACATATATCAAAGGTCCTGGAGTAACAGGCACTATTGATGACTTTATTCTATTACAAACACCTACTGATGCCGTTGCTAGTGTTAACGGACGTACAGGAGTAGTTGAAGTATATGAATTTACAGAAGCTGAAAGATTAAAACTTGCAGCAATAGAAGCAACAGCCCTACAAGTAGCTCAAGATAGTTATATCGAAGACGAACTTTTAGATTTAGGCTGGGCTAATTAATTTTAATAACGGAGGTACTCAATGGCTACTATAAATAGCGCAAAGGCACAGCTGATAGACACAATCTCGGCACTTGTTCCAACGGCAAGCGCCAAAGATATGATTTTCTTGGCTAAATCCCTAAAAGAAGCTACGGCTTTATATGGATTAAACTGGCAGGGTGATTACACTGTTGGTACAACTTATCAAAAAGATGACTTACTATCTTTTGAGAAACAAACATTTGTATGTACAGTAAATGACACTTTAGCAGGTGATGTATTTGATACAACTAAATTCGACCTTGTTGCTAGAGCTGGTATCGATGGTACTGATGTTGGTTTTGGCAATCCTCTTGAAGGCTTGCTTACAAACGAAGCTGGTGATGGAGTTGAGTGGGGCGATGTAAGTGCTATTGAAATTATAACTCAAGATCCTGCGATTACAGAGGCTAGAAGAGTCGGTAAAATGGTTCTTTCTACAGATTCAGGTCAGCTTTATATGTCTGTATTAGAAGATACTACAGGTGGTGACGGAAATGAGTATATGGAACTTTCTACAGGTCGTGTAATTGCAAAACCTTTGCAACAAGAATGGCTAACAGCTGGCGCTCATACATTTACCGTTCCAGCAGGAGTTACAACAGTTTCCGCTGTAGTTGTTGGATCTGGCAGTAACGGACATCAAGACTGGAGTTATCCATGTGGTGGCGGTGCTGCTTTAGCTTGGAAGGCTGACATTCCAGTAACACCTGGTGAGGTTATTAACTTACACGTTGGCAAGGTCAACACAGGTTCGACGGGAACTTCAGCGCAAGATGCTTCGATGGTCGGTGAACAATCATGGTTTAAATCTGAATCAACTGTGCAAGCAGATGGTGGTTTCTATTACACAACCACTAGAAACAGTTTTGTCGGTGATGGTGGTGGCTCTGGCGGTTACTCTAGTAGTTACTCACACGGTGGCGGTGGCGCTGGCGGTTACTCAGGTGAAGGCGGTCAGTTGAACAATGTTACCCCTCTTGGCGGTGGCGGTGGTTCTGGCAGTTACTATAGCTCAACTTACGGCATGAGTGGCGGTGGCGGTACTGGCTTATTAGGTGAAGGAGACTCTGGTGAGAGATCTTGTATGTATTGGGGTTCTGATCATCCATCTGCTTATAACCCAGAAACTTCAGTAGCTAGTAACGCAGGATACTACACTGGGTTAGGTGGAGAAGGTGGCTCTGGTGGTGGTCATGGTATGCAAGGTCAAAACGGTAAGGGTTATACTGTTACTGCTAATATGCAAGGAAGTGGTGGATTCCCTGGTGGTGGCGCTGGTGGCTCTGGTACTAGTTATGGTGGCGGTTATGGCGGTGGCGGTGCTGTAAGAGTTGTTTGGGGCGAAGGTCGCAAATACCCTCTTCCAGCAGACGTTGTTACAATTGGAGGTTTATAATGATTGATGAACAACTAAAAGATGTCACATTATCAGGTCTTAGAATGCAAAGAGATCTTATGATTGCTGATACCGACTGGGCTGGTCTTTCTGATATTCCGACAGCTCTTGCTACTGAAGCTTTAGTCTATAGACAAGGTTTAAGAGATTTGCCTGCAACGATTGAATACGATACTTTGGTTAATGTTTACGCTAACGTGTCAACATTTGAAGAGTACAAGGTTACAGGTAGTTTGATTACAACAAGATAATTTAAACACTTAAAATCTGCCCCTTTTAACGAGGGGGTTTTTTTTAAATGTTTCAGAAACGAAAATAGGAGTTACAATGGGTAAGGCAAGAGATATAGCAAAGTTGTTAAATGCTGAAGGTGATGTAAAAATTGAGAACCTTGATACAATAAACAGGCAAGATGCGCAACCTATAACTTCAAGTAACTCTGGATCATCTGGATATATGTCTGCTGAAGACAAGGCTAAACTAGATGGAATTCAGCAATCAGCAACTCAAGATCTAAGCAAAGAAGAGATTGATCACATGGGTGTTGATGCTGCAACAATAGATGGAAAGTTATCTAGTGATTTTGTTGATGTTAACTTGTCTAATGTTAACTCCGTACCTCAATCAGTTGCTGACCAGTTTAGAGGAGTGCCATTTGAATATGCTGACTTAACAGAAGTTCAAAAGACTGAGATTTGTACTGGTCCTCCTGTGCCAGGACCTAAAGGATCTGGAGTTAAAGCAATAACATTTGATGGTGGATTAGGTGAGTGGCGTATTAACGAAGAAGACCCTGATGGAGATGATGTATTTGTACCAAACTTGGCTTATGGTACGTTAGAAATAATATTAGATACAGGTGAAACATTCTCAGAAAAACTAACTCTAGAAATTCCTAAAATTATTGAAAATATTTCCAGAGATGGCGATTTACTTTCAATCTCAATGTCAGATGGTGAGGTTAAGCAATTTACTATTGCTAATGGTACTGATGGAGATCGTATTAAAAACATCGCCAGACTTGAGGGTGATCATCATATTACGTTTGTAACGTCAGAAGAGTCAGGATATGAGACTACATACGAAATTCCAATTGCTGACGGAAGAGGTATTGTTAGTGCGAAGCGTATAGATAACACAATCAGAATTAGATACACTGACGGTGGCGAAGACTATATGGACATCAGAGATGGTGAAAATGGTACTGCGATTGAAAGTATTGTAAAGGCAGGAAGTGTAGTAAAAATTACAAATACAGATGGTAGTCAACACCAGTTTGAAGTTAAAGATGGCAATCAAATTAAAACAATGGAACGTGATGAGATTACAGGACTTGTAACTGTTACGATGACTGATGGCACTAAACAATCCTTTGATGTGCCACCTGGAGGTCTTCAAGGCAAACCAGGTACTGATGCTCAATTAATTAAAGATATTACTGTTGATCCTACTGGAACTGTAACCTTTAAACTTGCCGAAGTAAGAGATTCTGAAGGTGTAATTGCTAGTCAAGCAAAATCAATTGAAGTTGGAGGATTTAAAGGTGATAAGGGTGATAAAGGCGAACCGTTTGATTTTAATGCTTTAAGTTATTTAGAAAAAATTGCTGTCAAAGGACCTAGAGGTGAAGTTGGACCTCCTGGATTTACTGGCGCTCAAGGTATGAAAGGTGAGCCTGGTGATTCTGGTAGTGCTATCCAAGGTAGTACAGGCGATGGAATCCTTGATATTAATAGAGATCCTAATACTGGCGATGTTTTAATTAGAACAACAGGTGTATTTGATGCTGTAAACGGTGAAACATTAGTAGCACCTAGGTATATGACATTCAAAACTATTGATGGTCAATCAGACAAGATTATTTCAGCTACAAGAAGTGGAAATACAGTTACAATTTTAACTGATGCTTGGTCGGTACTAGCTCAAAATGAGGCTCAACTTCTAAATCTTCCCATTCCTGGAAAGTATGAATTCAGTATTAGAGATGGTATTGATGGATCTATTGGAGAAACTGGTCCAACAGGACCAAGAGGTCCTCAAGGCGACCTTGGCGATGCGACTAAAGGAGATCCTGGAGTATCAGGTGGAGATGGAACAACTTTATCTGTAAGAAGGTTAGATGAGCCTGATGGTGATTTAGAATTCACTCTAGTTTCGCATACAAAAGAAATAAAACTAGATCAGAATGGTGAGCCAGATATGATTGATGGTGTCTATCAATACTCTATTAGAGATTCCACTAGTAAAACTAGAGTTCCGTTAATAGATGGGTCTACATTTATTGAAACTAATAAAGTTCCATCACCTTTAGGTACAACAAAAGACCAATTCTTAACGAATGATGGTTCAACATCGAGATGGGCTAACTTACCAGAAGAGCTTCCGCCAAAAAGTGGAAATGACGGGTTATTCTTAACGACTGATGGAACTAGAACTAAATGGGATGCTGTGTCATCTTTACCAGATCAATATACTCACGTTGGTAAGTTTCTAGGAACTGACGGTGCAACCGCTTCATGGTTAGATGTTGAATCAGTTGTGACAGAAATTGCAACCGCTGCAAACGTAGCTAGTGGTGTATCAGGCACAATTAGACATAATGTAACCAAGACATTATTACCAGATGTTGATTATAAAATTGATATCCCAGCTGCTCACTCAGAGTCTGGTCAGTATCATATGAAGCAATACTTAGCAGGTGATGCACTAATTAATTCGCAATATAACATGGATCTTTCTAATGATAACTGGACTTACAAGCCAGGAGAAATTCAGCTTAAAGGGTCTCAAATGCTTTTAGATGGTGTTTCCACGGGAGCATATATTAATGAAATAATTCATATGACGGAAAACTATGTTGATTTCTATCTAATGTCAGATGGTAGAGTTCTTAGTTACTCTTACAATACCAGCTCTAGAGCTAAGACTGGAAGACTCTGTAGGTCGCAATCTTCAAACAAAGAGACGTTGGATTATGTAACACATAGATTAGAAGAGTTTGTGCCTATAGATAAGGTTGTGAAGATGTATGCAACCAAGAACCAAGTATGGTTTCAGAGAGAAGATGGATCGGTTTGGGGGATTGGTAACACGCAAAATTCATACAACTCTCCTTATGAGGGTAGTATTGGAGAAGGTGGTTGCAATGTAATATCAGAGATTACTGACTCAACTGTAGGACCACATGGAATTGTTAAAGACCAATATCTTAATAAGTCGGATGGACTTACGCCTAGTAGTGATACTACTTTTGTAGCAGATGATCAATACTGGGGAGCTGGAAGATACGCTAATACTAAAGATGATATTTATTCCCCATTTGGGCGGGTGTTTGTCCAAGATGTAGACCGTCATTTACTTGATATCATTCCTATTTATGATGCAGAAATGGCATACTTAGATGCAGTTTCTCAATCATACAAGGTTAATACTTTCACTCACATAGCTGCAGCTGAGTCCTCTTTTCTAGTGTCATTCTACAGTGATGTATGGGAGAAGGACATACTCAAATGGTGTGGTTGGGGTAACAGATTCCAAAGTGTAAGTACCTCTAGTGGTTCTCACAATTACACATCTTACGCAAGTAGCGTGAATTTCAAAGCTGCTGGTGGTGAAGCTGAATATATTCCTAAAATTGTATCTATGACAGGTTGTTATGGTACTCAAGGCTATCCTACTGCCTGGATTCTTGATGCAAACGGAGATATTTGGGGCGCTGGTTATTATGCATATAGATTTGTGCCAGATAATACTTCTGAATATGGATACAACGAGTATGGATTCTACAACTATACAAAAGATATAGACATTAAGTTTGTTGAAATAAAGCCTCACTACGATATGCTGGTTGGACTAGATGTATACGGAACGCTGTGGGGTGGTGGTTACGCCTTAAACAGGACTGGGGTAGAGTCAGCGTGGGGTTCAGAATGGAGAGAGATTGCTAACAATGTAACTTGGTTCTCAATTGGACATGATGCTGGTGATTGCGATAGATACAGTAAATATGCGATATGGTACAAGGTACAAGGGAGTGACGAGCTATGGACTAATGGAGAAAGTTCTGGTAATGGTACAGCCTGGAAACTACCTACATTCACCAACACGGGTTTAACTGGAGTTAAAGCAATATATTCTTCAGGACATCAATGGTTCGCTAGAAATTATGAGACCTATAGTATATATTCTTTCTACGGTCGTGTCCTATTAAAAGATTATGGTCATACGATGTTTTTGACCGACTCGAACTCTATCTGGAATCTCCCTTTGCCGTTTAGAACTGATACTGCAGATAGAGATGCGAAGTTAGCTGACGGAAGCCTGGATGCATATTACAATTATGCGAGCTATGATTTTACAGATCCTTTAGCATCTTATAGAATTTCTAGCTTTGTATTTGATTCATCTGATCAAGGGTCTGGAATTGCTGAGACGGTAGAACCAATTGATTTATCAATGTGGGGTGTTATTGATAATATTCAATTTGATGCTATCAACCATTCACAAACCTCTATTGAAGTCTCTATAAGCACAGATGATAAAATATCGTGGAGTCCTTACTACTTTTACAATGCAGCTTCACAAGATATAAATTGGAGTGGCATGGACTTTAATGTAATCACATCTATGCACCTTAGAGTAAAACTTTCAACACAAGCTGATCACTTAACTCCAATACTTAGCGGTATTAAACTGACAGGTAAACTGAAAGGTGATTGGTGTGTCGGTAGTCTAGGAATTGATACTTTAGCTATTAGAGAAGTTCATGATAATCATTATCAGATCAATTTAAGAAATGAGACGGGTAAAACTATGCTTGTAAAATTGACGTGTGACTTGCCTGTAGTAGACGATGTGTTGCTTGAAGGATCTGACGTATAATGGCTGATTCTGGACTTGAAAATGACTTTAGAAAACTAAGGTCAGACATGGATATGTGTAGCGCCAGTCTTTCAAAAGATATTCAACACTTGAATAGCTCTATGGATACGCCTGAGTGGATTAAAACTACAGCAGTAGCTTTGATTTTCGCTGTGTTTGGTCAAACAGTGGTTGCAGTTTGGTGGGCTTCACAGATATCAGCTGGTCAGGCAGCGATGT